TGGGATTGCACCAATTGCTCTGCCCTGTGCAATCTCAGCTCCTGCTTGTGCTGCACCTTGTTGAGCCAACAAGTTTGAAATATTCGTTCCAGTAGTTATGCCTTGTGCGCCTACACCTGCGGCAGATGCTTGACCAATTTTTAGCAAATTAGCCTCTGTTTCACGACCAATATCTGAGAAACCAGCAAGTCTTCCGTATTGGCGCTGAATTTCTTGTTCCAACATTTGTGGTCTAAACTGACTCAATGCCGCTTGGATATTGCCACCACGCAATCCACCTGTGGCAGATGCACGTTGCAATAATGCTTCTTCACCAGCTTGCACTCTGGCTTGAAAGCCACCGCCTTGCTCAATTTCGGCAATCGCTGCTCTCTGTCTCTCAGGGCCAAGAATACCAGCTATTGCTTGCTGTTGTTCAAATGCTTTTGGCCCTGCTTCACCATATGCTTGAAAACGAGCCAATGCTGGCGCACCAACCTCTACATAGGGTTTTAATAGTGCTTGTAAAGCATCAAACTGTCTGCGTTGTTCTTCAATGCCTGTTTGAGCTGCACCTGTTTGTGCTGCTGCAGCACTTTCTGCTGCCTCTGATTGAGCTAAACCAGAGATAAGTGTTGCACCACCAACGGCAATGCCTGCCAGAGCTGCTCCTGATAATCCGAATGTCATTTTGATTCCTCCAATTGCGCTTTTTGTGCAGTTTCAAGAGCTGGTGCTGGCGCTGGAATAGTAAACAAGTCCCATAATTTTTGTGGTTCTTGCTCATTGGTTGGGTTTGCATGAAATGTGGTTACCTCGACATCGGTCAAGGCAATGCCAGCACGTTTAGTTCCAATCTTAGAAACGCTCATATCACCTGATCTTAAAGTGCATGGGCCATTGTCTGTGCTAACAATCAATTCACCTTTGCGTACTAAGAAGAATGATTCCTCTCGGTGGATTGCACCAGTAAGAATAGTGCCAGCAGGAATGTGCATTGTTCGTGCGTAAAGACCAGCACAAAATGCGTGCTGAACAGGCATATCCACTTGGGGAAGCTGTAAAAGAGCACCTTCTAAGCGATAAATAGGCAAATGGTCAGCAGGGACTTTTGCATCTATTATTTGGACAACCATGCACAACTCCTAATAAGGGCAGGCCGCTGGATGCCAGAACTCAGCGGCTTGATTTTCGCACAAATTCGGAAAAGGTCAATCCTCATATTCTCGGTCTTCCCAAGCCTGACAAACCCGCATATCATTACAGATAAAGTTCAGCTTTTCGCAATGACCCCTGAATCCTGCACCCTTGTCATAAGCCGCCATTGGGATGCGCTCAATCCGCACTTGGGTCATAAAGCTGTTATCGTAATACTCGCAGTTTGAGCAATGCTTGCGCCTTGCGTCTTTTTCATCGCATTGCATCGCCTCTGCCAATCCTGCGTAGAACTCCTTATTTGCACCAGGCTCATTGGTAGGCATTTCAGGGCCATAGTTCCAATCAGCGACCGCAACGGCATAATTCTTTTTGTTCTCTGCGTTGGTCAAAAATTCTTCTTCCATCGGCAAGCCATTAAAGCCCCGTGGAATCATCATAAATTCTTTCATTTTTAGCTCCTTTAAGTAATTTCTCGGCCTGATGCTCGGATTGTCAATGATGTGGCTGCGCTGGCAATCGTGGATATGAAACTTCCAGACTCCAATGCTTGACCAACCAATTCAGGGAATGTGTAAGTCTCATCTGGTGCAATGCTTCGAGTGTCCACAATCAGATTGGTTACGCCTGCTGTGCCGCCACTTGTCACCAGATTAACGCTGATCGTTACATTTCCTGCTGTGGTATTGGTGGCTGTGAATTTGTCAATGATCGCTTTACAGTTCACAGCTGTGTACTGCGTAGTCTGTGTGCCTTCTGCCTGTTTTGGTGGTATCAGCACCTTGATTGATACAGTCATTTCATACTCCTTATGTGGCTTCGCCACCACTTGCGATGATTGTGAGGCCAGTTGATGCTGCTTGAATTTGAATAGTATCCCCTGCGTTCAGTACTTCAATGCCGTTATATTGCAAGGCATTAGCAGTTGGCACAGGCACATCGTATAGGAAAGCATTTCCAGTTCCAGCCGAACCTGCTGATGGAACTAAAAACACTCTCACGTTAATTGCGGATGCCGTTGTATTGGCAATGCTAAATTCTTTGAGCAAAGTGCGTGTGTTGGCTGGCACTGTGTAAAGCGTAGTCACTCCAGTAGTGATGGCGGCTTGGCCTAATTTAACAGGGGTAATTACATCGAAAGCCATATCAGCACCTGATTAGATCGTACCCTTGGGGTTTGGTTTGCATAAGGCAAGATGCCATTTACATCATGCTCTAATTCGATATTATTACGCACAGGGGCTAATGCAAGCAAATCCAATGCTTGAGCCAATCTTGGAATGGCATCTAATGTCTGTTGCACTTTTGCATTAAGGACAGCATCATCGACTGCGGTACTTTGCGCTAAAGCAGAAATCTGCGTCAATGCCTCATTTGCAGTAGCCGCTGCCGTGTCTGCCTGATACTCAAAATCAGTCCCGACAATAACTTGCAAAGTATCAACAGTAGAAAATAAAAGTTCAAACTGCCTGATCTGTTGTTGATCGGTCAAGAACTCCGCAAGCTGGTCACGGGTCAAGTTAAGTCTGCGGGAAACTGGTGCGGTTGCCATCAGTATGCCAATGCTTCAATCTGTGCCTCAAGGCGCACATAAGACACATGGGCATCACTATCACCACGGAAACGCTGGATGCGCCAGTTCCTCATATGACCCTGCTGAAACCAAGCCAAACGCTTTTGACGGTTGCCAATCGTGCCGACAGAGATAAACTTTTCTTGTGAATAAGTTTGACCATCCAAAGAGTAACTGGTACTAATTTTTGGGTTTTTGCCCAATGCAATGCTACCCGTAAGGCTGACAAGTTCCATCTCGTTGAAGATTGCACCATTGCTTTCGTTGTAGACAATCAATGTGCCAAACTCCCAGCGCACTTGCTGACCCCAATGGTGGCCTGTATCTTGAACTAAGTACCCGATGCTGTTGGACTGTGGATCACCAACCATCCACTTGTCGTATATCCAAACCATGTTTCTGGCTCGGTATTGCGCTAATCCTGACAGGGTGCTGACCAGAACAAACCAAACAGGAGTTTGCAAAGCCTGAGATGCGGATGCGTCATAAACCAAAGTCTGATCTGGCAGATGCACATATAAATGCAGATGATTCTTGTCGTTTCTGGCTTCCAGTTTGACCAATGTTAATTGTGCCTCAGTGTATTGCAACAAAATATCGTCAATTTCCTGAGTGCTAAGTTTCTCAGTTGTTGCGGCTGCACCCACATAAATGGATGGAGCTTCATTGCGACCACCGCCTAGAAAAGCAATGCGGTCAATGAAAATACAGCAAGCCTGTGTGCCAAGTACGCCCTTTTGGACTTGTGCGCCATCAATTCGTGCGAATGGAAATAACTCACCACCCACGTTATCGAATACCTCAATGGTATTGCTGTTAAGGGCATAGACTTCATTTCGTAACTTTATTAATGCCACCACAGGGTCAGGGTCAACCTCTGAACTTCCGTATTTCAACGGATTGACTTGAGTTGGGTCTGTCAATTCAGTCACGACTAAATTTGCACCATCAGTCGTCATGAAGTATCCATCAACCCAGCAGAAGTCAAGTACCACGCCAAGGTCTGGGTCAGTTACTTGTCTCAGAATTGGGGCAGTCGGATTCCATGAAATGGTTGCTGGAGTATTAACTGGAATCCAATAATACAAACGACCACCAGAAGCAATCGCCAACACATCAAAGCTGTAATCAAAGGTCACCAGTTGATCTACTGGCCCACCCACATCGCCCAATATAGTCACTGCACCTGCGCTGTCGATTTCCACCAACTTCGTACCCATGACCCGATATAACTGACCTCTCCAATTAATACCGCCTCGGTCAACGCCTGGGCCTGTGCCGTTGGCCACAATGCCATCACCTGGTCGCAGAAACCCATTGCTGATGCCTGATTGCTTTGGCACAGGCACAAGATTCACTGGATACGATGTACGCAACTCTGGAGTGTTATCGGTGTAAATACCGTTCAGGATAGGTATCTGCATCACTTGGCCTTGTTGCGTTCAGAGATGCGTTTTGCCTTGGCTTTGGCATCTGCCTTTGATGATGCGCCCCAAGCCCTCAAACTCAATAGCAATCGAGTGGGTTCACCGTCTTTGTACTCAGGGCCAGCATTGCCAGCCATGCGAGCCAAGAACGATGCTCTGCGAGGATTGTCACCAGACTTGACAGGAGGCTTGAGGTTCATGCCCTCGGCCTTTGCCGCAGCCCTTCCCTTTGCGTTCAAGCCGCCTTTTGGGTTCTGACCTTCTTTTCGTGCGTAAGCTGGGCTTTTCATCTAAACCCCTTGATCTTTTCAGCAATCTTTTTAGGCTGCTTGGCAAACTGCTTTCCTGCCTTTGTAGCCTCACGCTTTGCCCTTGTGGTTGCTGCATACTCAGCCGCACTCAATGCCTTAATCGCCTTCTCAGGCAGATATCTCTCGCCTGTTTCAGACGATGGCTTACCCGACTTGGTGCGCCAGTTTTGGCTTGACCAATCTTTAAGGCTTTTTTGTGTGGCTTTCATTTATAACCGCCACCTTTTTCTTTGTACTTTTTCGCCAACAGTTGGGCTTTGCGAGCCGACCATTCGCCAGCCGCAGTCCCTTGCACAGCAGAACCTTTGATTTCCTCAAAGAGCCGCTTACGCATGGTTGGCTTCGTGTAGTTACCAGCCTCATTAACCGATGACTTGGGCTTCGTTGCCATTATGCATTCACACCATCAATTACAGCAAAGTTAATCACTGGAGCATCAGTAGCTGTGCCACCAGTGGTCAAGAAAGTAATGTTAAAACTACCAGCAGTTACCGCAGTAACCAACAAATTGTACAGGTTAGTGCCTGATGCTTGATTTAAGATGATTACATCATTTGCACCAACGGTGCTGTTGGTAACGATAAACGTAGCCGCAGTAGCAGAACCAGCCGCAGAGAACATGGTGATAGCACCGCAACGCTTGTTAATCGTCACGCCTGTGGTACGGCTTGAACCTTGGGTTACTGTGCCGCCTGCGCCTGTGGCATAACCTACGCCAGCAGTTCCAGTTGAAACAATCGCACCACTGGCTGTCAAACTTGTGCCAGTTGCCGCACCGATATTTGGTGTCACCAATGTTGGTGTGTTTGCAAATACTAATGAACCTGTACCAGTTTCATCAGTGACTGCTGCCCTTAAATTGGCACTAGTTGGGTTTGCCAAAAATGCCTGTACATTTGCGGCATAAACTGCATCAGCATTAATTTGATACCAAGAGTTTGTGGGCTGATAAAAACGAATTGCTGTGGCAGTTCCTGCTGGTAATGTAGTCACGCCACCATAAAGTGCAGTTGCACCATTCAGCGCAATTGTCAGCGATGTAATCTCTTGTGTGGTCGTAATCAGCACCGTAGTGCCATCAGGCACACCAGTATTCAAAGGCAAGGTGATCGTGCCAGAGGCCAGCGTTCCAGCAGGTTGCAACAGCATCCATTGGTCTTGACTGACAGGAGTTGGAACGGTGATGTTGAACCCAGAGCCAGGCACATAAAGATTCACCGACAAAGTTGGCGATGCAAAACTCTGCTGAAAAAACGTCAGCAAAGAACCAATCGAGGTTCTGCGAGCATCACCATTATTGGGTGAATAAACAGGCAGTTGGTCACCACTTGATATTGGGCTAAGTAGCGGAAGCTGATTGATTGTTGGCATGATTGTCCTCAGTAATATTCGATAGGCCCATCAGGGCCAGCATCAACAGGGCTATATGGTGG